ACTTCTGTAGACCAACCAAAGAGTTCGGGTCAGGCATCGAACCATCTCTTGCCTCATTAAGTCCTGTTACAGACCTAATCATATCAATGTAATGGTTCATGTTAGTAATCAACATCTGCGTTTTAGCAGAGCCTGAGTTGGATGTAAGCTGCTGAATAGGAACTCTAGCATTATTAAATTCACCATCCTGTGTATAGCTACGCCCAATAACACTACCAGTTTGAAAGTATAGTCGTAAGGCATCCTCAGGATTATAGGCATTGCCTGTTCCCAAGTCAATTTCATTTAATCCATCGGCATCAATAAATACACCATCAGGAACTGTACGTGCAATAACCTGCTGTAGTTTTAAGTGGGTGACTTGAATCAAATCCGCAAAAGGAATCATCCTTCTACACAATGACTCAATAGACCCTTTGTACATACGAGGAGCGCAGGCCACATAGTTTGGAAGAGCGTGTTGCGATGCTGAAGTTGGACGAACCATGTTCTCAGACATCCTCCATTGCAACAACATATTAGTACCCATTACCATGATACCTTCGTACCATACGTCAATGGTCTTCTCAATCTTCTCAAAGGTACCTTCCTCCATCATTTCTGCAGGAGGATTAAAGGTGTCATCTTTCTCAATTACTCTAGAACCGCCACCTTCAAAATTCTTTTTCTTATAGACAATCTTTTTAGTAGTCTTATAATTGAAGTACAACAACGTGCAGGTGTCCCTATAAAACATACTGTTTTCATAGAACTGTGCCACATTATAGTAGTCATACCAAGACTGGCTGTACTGCGTTATTTGCTGTAAGTCTTCGTTGGTGAGCGATTGGTCAATCTTCATTAGCTCACCAATAGGAAGAGTCTTTATTTCTCCCCAATAAAAACAATCCTTAAAGAATGGGTCTTCAGTATAACTGTAGACCACATTAGCTGGGTCTACATAAGAAATCTTAACTCCTGCTCCTTGAAGAAACTCATGCTTAGCGATACCAATGCCAATTACAGTCAAATCATAGTCTATTCTTTTTCTAATGTCATCGTAATGATTCTCATCAAAGATTGTGTTGATGGCTTCTTCCTCAGCAATCTCAATAGCAGGCTTATAGTTAAGCTGCATGAAAAGTGATAGCTCATCATCTGTTTGAGGTAGTTGGTCAGGCTCCATCATAAAAGGATTCACACCTGTTTCATCTTGAATAATTTCAAGTACAGGCTTTGCTATCATCTGACCTTCAATCAGGTCCTGATATTTACTCCTCTTTGCTTGAGACATAGCGTCTTGAGCGTATGCCTTAACCTTGAATAAACGGTCAGACATACCATTGACAACTACATCAATAAATTTTGGTATAATAGGAACAGGAGTCCAATCTAAATTTAGATAAGACAAGTCTCCATCAATTGCTAACTCATTTTTATATTTACCAATCGGCTGTTCACCTCTTGCGTATAATCTTAATCTGCGAAAATCTTGCCATTGTCCATAGTACCTACATGAGTTCCCGTCCTTACGAAACCACTCATATTGTATAGCTTGACCTATTTGTAAACCAAAGGTATCAGATGCCTTCTCAGCATCCGTAGCTATTTGACTAGGAAAAGACACTGAATTAATTTGGATTGTTATATTCTTCATTTGTCCAATTGACTTATTACCCCTTCGTTCTTATATTTAGCGAAGTTAATAATTAATTTCGATTCTTTTTTTTCAGGAATGTAGAGGTGTTTTTGATTCGCCATGATGGCCAGCCCTGAGCTAATACAAGCATCAAATTTAGTTCTATCATTTATGTCAAACTTAGCCCAGTCTTCAAGCGTTCTTGTAAAAGGCATCGTGCCCATCAAATCAGCTTCTCTGTATTTCCCTTCTAAATCTAGACCTACAAATTTCTCAATGTAAGACTCGATTGCCGATGCGTGTGATTGCTTCACATCCTCAGATGAGTTGGGTATTCCGCCTAACTCTCGTTCAGTCTTTGTCAGTTTAGCAAACTGTTTGTCCGGTCTGTTAATTGAAAAACCTCTGTAGCCCCTGTTCTTTAAATGATACAGCAACCTTGGCTTATTGTTTTCTACCAAGATAGGCATCCCATAAAACACACAAGCCATCAGTACTTCTTCAAAAAATATCTCAGCAGTTTGAGGTCTTGCAATATACTCTAGAAAAAACTCATTTACAGGAGCATCGTCCATGTGAAACTTAGTCATTCCATGTAACGCTCCGTTAGAACCACGTCCGCCAACCACAGCAGATATATCGTATGAATCACATCCAAATGACCCAAGATGTTCATTGCCGGGATAGTTAATTCCATTACGTACGTGAACATTGTTTTGCATATGTTTAGGTGGTGCCCAGCTCATAATAAATCTACCTCTTTGGTCGGGAGTCCAAATCACCTGAGTGTCTTTAATTCCATCTTTCCATGAGAAGGACCCTCTAGTAATATAGTGCTCCTTAATCATTGAGTCATTGTAATCAATCTGCTGATATATTTTAGTCAGATTAAATATGGATGACTTACTCTCGTCTCTAAATGCGTGAGACTCTGTGCGTGGAAACTGACGATAAAATTCATTCAATGCATCTGCATCACTCTTCAATGAATCAACCTCAGCATCCCAATAGTCTATTGCACCATTGTTAATTAGATTCCCGTCAACGCCTTTTATAGGGGCTGTGGGCTTCTTAAATACAGGGTGACCATAGATGTCAATGAAGCCTTCCATGTTCCACTCCATGGGAACAAATAGGGCGTACAGCCCACTCTTGGTTTGACCGTTAGCGTTCCTGTATTTTACGTTTGAGTCTTCGTAGATATCTTTATAGTTCTGGCCACCTTTTGAAAGCGCATTGGATGTTGAACCCATCATACACTTGCCAATAATCTTACTACCTAATCGTAGACAGGTTTTGGTTACACGCCAATTCTCTTTGATGTTTACAGGCTTGGTCCATTTGGCAGATTCGTCATGAGCCAAGAACAATAGCTTCTCACCATCGTATGAGTTGTCTTCAGTATTCTTCCAATCTATTGATGTATCAAGACCATCGACATCAGTATCGTCAGTCTCGTACATATTCTTCTTTGTAATCTTTGCTGCTGGAACCCTGTATGCCAACTCAGTCTTTGGCTTGTCCATGCCATCCATGATGGGCTTAAAGAAGAACGGAAGACGGCTATTGATTGGAACGACCTTATCTGTAAACATCTTCTTCGCATCAGCACCTGTCTTTGACAAGATGCCTATACGTGCATCACGGGCAAGAGTGCCTATGTTAACACATTCAGATGAAGACATAAATGAAAATCCTGAACGTCTAATCTTTAGATATATCATTCCGAAGCTTCTATTGTCTGCACGACAGGCTTCCCAAAATATCCAATAGATTCGATTCGCTTCTCTAAAGTCAGGATAGCCAACGTCAATGCTGGACCACTGTAGGTACATATAATGAGAACCTGTGATGTAGGTCTTTACCCCATTGTTCATATACCAAAACCCCTGTTCTCTTCGGTCAAACTCCTGCTCAATGTAATCCACCCATTGGTCTTTAAACTCCTTTGGCTTTTCATTCCATTGAAATATAGATTGAATTCTAAATAATTCTCTTGGCAATTCTTCTCTCTCCCAGTGCTGCTCAGATTTAGATTCGTGTCTTTGATGACACTTTTCAGGAGTAGGAGGAAGAGCTATTTTTAATCCTGATATCTCTACCACCTGCCCTATCTTTCCGCTCTTAGATATTACAATAACATCGTACTGCTCATTATACCCGTACAGCCAAGACATCACTCTATTCTTATTAGAGATAACTGCAGGAGGAATGTAATCCTTTACTACCCTACACAGACTATTGTTTTGACCTTCGCTCTGCAAACCCTTGTTTGGTATCTGTTCTACTTATGCCTTTGTCAATTGAATCTAAGTTCTCCTTCTCCGATTCTATTCTGTTTAGAATCTCAAAGGCATCGAATATAGCTAACTTTTTTGTAGCAGCTGCATTCTTTAATCTATCAGCAGCAAGTTCACCCTCCTCATCCTTACTTTTTACAACGCACTCCTCAGCAACTTTGATTAACTCATCAACAGCCTTGTACCCTGCAGCAATAATTCTGAGCTTTATGTCTTTCATTTCAAACTTTTTAACATCTCAATCATTTTGGGATGTGGATATATGTCAGTCTTATCCTTGCGAACAGAGTTGTGAGTAAATATACCCGGCTCACCTTTTAGTGCTCTTGCTGAAATATCCCAAATATCTTCGTTATAATCCAATGGAATGCCATAACGCTTGTTCCATAACAACAACAACTCCCTAACTGATTCTATCTGAGCGTCAGTATAGTCGTGGAAATAAGTGAATCCCTTGTAAGGCTTGTCTAGTTTAATAATGCCATCAGTCATTTCTCTACCAACGTAGTTATAAAACTTTCCATTCACCTGCTTTAATGTTCCCCAATTGCATATCTCAATCCCTATACTATTTTTGTCCAACTGCTTGTAAGGAATCTTACTGTTAGTAAAAATACTTTTCTGTAGTCCTAGATGGTATGCCCAATACTTAGAGCTAAAGCCCTGAACAATCTGACCATCTACACATCCTTTTCCTATACCTGATATAGACACACAAGTAGCTACTCTTTCTGAGTTAGAGGACCACCAAGCAAATGTTCCAACACCATTTGGATTGCCTGCGGTATGATGCAAGTACACCTGAGTCTTTGGATACTCTTCGCTTAGATATTGATTGAAGGGAAAATCTACCTGTATTATGTTCATATTCATTTTAATTTTAAGAAAGCAACCTGAATTAATCTAGACGACTCGTCTTCTCCAAAGTTTTCGAATATG